GCAAAAATTTCTAAATCTGCGCCCGATTCTGTAGCGCAATTAGTAAAAGAAGGCATTCTTGGAGCTTTTTCTGTTGGTTTCCGAGTCAAGGATGCTGATTATATAGCGGAAACTGACGGATTAAAGATTAAGGATGCTGAGTTGTTTGAAGTATCAGTTGTATCGGTACCTTGCAATCAAGCAGCAACTTTTTCTCTAGCGAAATCATTTGACTCTATAGAAGAGTACAATGAGTTCAAGAAAACTTTCACCAATCGTGTAGATCTAGCCGGTCAGTCTCTGGCTAAGGACGAAAAATCATCTGTAGCTAGTGAAACACCGGACGAGGCGGAAAAATCCGCTGACAAGGAGATCAAAATGTCGGAAGAAGTAAAAACTCCCGAAATCGACTTGGAAGCTTTTGCGAAGAAAGTAGCAGAAGAGACTGCTGCTAAAATTGCTATGAAGCAAGCCGAGACGAAAGCTGCCGAAGAAAAAGCAGCACAAGAAGCAGCAGAAAAAGCTCAGGTAGAAGCCGAAGCAAAAGCTGCACAAGAAGCTGAAGTTCAGTCAGCTATTAAAGTAGGCGTTGAGTCAGGCGCTGATCGTCTGATGAAGGACGTTGAGGATAGGCTCGCTGAGAAGGACGCGAAGATTGAAGAAGTCATTGCCTCTTTCCAATCTCAGCTCGCTGAGAAAAATGAAGAGCTCACCAAAATTCGCGAGTCAAAGCGTGTATTTGCTGATCGCGAGGGCGGTGTTAATATTAAGGGCAACAAAGAGCTTATGTATGCACACCTTTTGGGTGTTATGACCCAGAAAGGCTATGATACCGACTACGCACGTAACGTGTTTGAAAAAGCCGGTATTGCTTACACTGGCGCGAACAACGCTCCTGATATTGCTCAAGAAGTTTCTACTCAAATTGAGAAAGAAATTGAGCTTGAGTTGCGTGTTGCAAATCTGTTCCGTGAGATGACTGTAAACTCTAAGTCTACTGTTATTCCTCTGCAAACAGATGTTAACACTGCAACTTGGGCAACTGGTGGTGAAGATGCTAACGCTTCTAAAGCTGCTGGCGGTACAGGTATTGCTAATCGTGAAGCTACCGATGACGTTGCAGGTACTTTTAATGCAAAGCAGAAGATTTTGACCGTAGATCGTTTGATTTCTACTACTTACATGGACAACTACATTGATGAAGAAGTTCTTGTAAATCTTATGCCTATGTTGACTCAAGGTATTGCACGTTCTCACGCTCGCGCTGTTGATAAGGCAATTCTTAACGGTAATGGTGGTGGTATCTCCGGTCTTGATGCACTGGCTATTGCAGCAGGCTTCTCTGGTGCTGGCCCTGCAGGTGCACTAACTAAGTATGCTGCTGGTGGTACTGTTGCAACTGTTGCTGCTGCTGATCTTGTATCTCTTCGTAAAGGTATGGGCGTATACGGCCTTATGCCTCAAGATATTGTTTACATCGTATCGCAAGATGTGTATCACGATCTCATTAATGATCCTGAGTTTGACAATGTCTTCGAAGTTGGCTCAGACCGCGCCCTGAAGTTGACTGGCCAAGTTGGTGCAGTTTATGGCTCACCCGTAGTTATCTCCGATAACTTTGTAGCTCCTTCGGCTACTACTGTTTCTGGTGAGAACGCTGGTGTTATCGCTGTAAACACTGCTAACTTTGTTATTCCACGACTCCGTGGCGTATCTGTAGAGACCGACTATGAAGTTGCTGCACAGCGACGACTCATTGTTGGTACTCAGCACCTTGGATTTGACGAGTTATTTGACTCCGTATCTGGTAAGGCTGCTGCTGTTAAACTCGATTACGCATAATCGTAACTGGGGAGGGCAACCTCCCCAAGTTTTTATTAATTGACTTATGGCTGATTTGATAACTCTTCGTGAGTATAAAGATTTAGAAGGCATACAGAACCCGAAAGATGACTATAATCTTTCGCAGTTAATTGTGTCCGTGAGTCAATTAGTAAAAACTTATTGTGGAAATTCATTTGTAGACTTTTACTCTACAAATAAAGTAGAAACTTTTAGTATTAATTGGGAAACTACTCTTATACAGTTAACAGAGAGCCCAGTAAATACTATTGTTTCTGTAGAGATTAGAGATTCAGTTACCTCTAGTTACTCGACCGTGCAAACTACAGACTATTATCTTGACTCCAACACGGATACTGTATTCTATGTAACTGGATCTTCTTATAAAAACTGGCCTCGAGGCCCTGGAGCGGTTCGTATAACATATACTGCAGGCTACCAAAATCTGCCTAGTGATTTAAAACTAGCAGTAATTGATTTAATTACGTATTATTATAGAGATGAGTACAAGGAAAGACGAACTCTTGCAGGCGCAACTCTTCAAAATCCCGGGTCCAGCAGTCAAGACAGTAGCGTAGCCTTTCCTGACCATATAAAACGCGTGCTTGACTTATATAAAAACTTTTAATGTCTCGGTCTAGTTTACAAGCTTTTTTAATGGATTTAGAAAAAGATCTTTCAAAAAGAAGTAAAATTTATAGAGAAAATACTGCAAATAGAAGAACAAATCATTTCGTTTTTCTTCCTCGATTGTTTGCAGAAGAGCTAAAAAAAGAATTTGAAGGTAGAGATATTCTTGATCTTTTTGGTAAAAAAGGTGTACAAAAATATATAGAACAAGGGGCAGGTAAAATACTACAGGCTTGTAGAGCGGAAGCTCAAGGGTTTAAAAAGACTCGAGACGTTAAAATAGTTTCAAATCAAAACTTTATTAAAGTAACTCTTTTAGAAACTGCAAATCCTAAAGCAAATTTGGACCAAAACCCTAATTTTGATAATTTTGCAAAGTTAAAAAAATTATATACGAATGAATTAAATTCTTTTGTACTTGGCTTAAATGAGTTTCTAAAAGAACAGTATAACCGAAAACTAAAAGTAACGGAAGAAGAAAGAACTTTTAAAGAAAACAGGCCTATCGGAACAGGCCGCATGATAGAAGGCGACAAAGAGATAACCAAAGGCTCTGATCTTTTTGAAGGCGGCCACATGGAAGGAGCCGGAATTTTAGAAAGTCGAATTGCAGACGCAATTGATACTGCTATAAATAAAAATTATACTTCAAAAGCTAGTCGAGAAGTCTTGCTTTCTAATTTAGAAGCTCTAGGAATTGATTTAACTCTTGTAAGAGACGATTCTACAGAAAGTTTTACGTTCACTGCAGAAAGCCGTATAGGAAACCAGACGGCCGGTTTTAAAAGTGCAGAAGATAAACGAAACCTTTTGCAGCAGATTCGAGCTGGTATTGAACGTTTAAATGATAAAACTCCGATTGCGGGATTAAAAGGATCTGACAGCCCTACTCAAAGATACCAGAAAAAAGCTACAAAAGCTGTACTTGAAAAATTTCAACAAAAAAAGGGCGTTACAACTTCAAAGATACCTAAAATAGAAACATCTAAAAGAAGTGCTGGCTCAAAAAAGCAAAGTAAGCTAACAAAAACTGCACAAGCATCGTTAGGTAAAGTAGCCGTACCAAAAGTTAAACTTCCGGGACCGAAATCAAGAAAGTCTCCGTATTCTATAGCAAGTTATATAGGTATTTTTAATCAGCAACTTCCTGGGGTAGTTGCTAGAAATATGATGCCTCCTGCTTTACAGTATCAAACAGGAAGATTTGCAAGTAGTGTTCGAGTAACAGATATTACTCAAACTGCAAAAGGATTTCCAAGTATTGGATATACTTATATGCGAAATCCTTACGAAACTTTTGAGGTAGGAAATCGACAAGGGACTATTGATAGAGACCCTCGTCGTTTAATTGACAAATCAATTAGAGAAATAGCAACACAGTTTGCTATCGGAAGATTCTATACTAGGAGACAGTAGTGAGCCACCCAGAAGCACGGATGTATACAACAAGGCGCTCCTCTATTGTTGATGCTCTAGTTAGAGAATTAAAAAAGATTGATGGAAGTGGAAATTTTCTTACTGACGTATTTAATAATGTTCATCCTCGATTAAAGTTTTGGGATGAAATTGAAGAATTTCCTGCAATTCATATTAATGCAGGGTCGGAAACTAGAGAATATCAGGGCGCGGGATACCGTGATCGATATTTAAGCATAACAATAAGATGTTATGTTCAGGAAGAAGACGCCGTAATTGCTCTAGACAAGTTACTAGAGGACGTAGAAACGGTATTAGAAGATGAGGCTTCTTTATCTTATACAGATAAACAAGGGTTGCCTCAAAAAACTCATGATATTAAAATTGTCAGTATAGAAACTGACGAAGGTGTTCTTGAACCGTATGGAGTAGGAGAAATTCTAGTACAGGTTCATTACTAAGAAAATGCTGGCACGAATCAAACGATTCACGTCCTAGCCTTTTCAAGATCATAGGAGATATACTATGGCAGCACAATTACAACTCTCAAGAGATACCGAGGTGTTTGCTTCTGTTACTGATTCCGCTACAGGTGAACGGTACTACTGGAAGCTTCCTATCTTGGATGGATTCTCTTTTACACAATCAACAGCTACTACAGAGGTGTCGATTAGTGAAATGGCAGACCTAAGCGGTACTTCTCGCCGAGGTCGTAAAATGTTTACAGATGCATTCGAGCCTGCAGAGTGGAATATGCAGATCTACGCCCGCCCCCATCAAATCGCTTCAGGCAATATTGCACATTCTACAGATGAGCTTCTTTGGGCAAACTTTGTAAACGCGGGCGCATACACTCATAGTAGTAGAACATGGGCAAATGCTGTTACTAAAACAACCACAGCAAGCCCCAGTACTTTAACTGTAGATTTTGATGACAGTAACGTCTCAGCCTTGGGAACTTTTGATCTTTATTTTGTTCTTGGAGCTTGTGGTACAGCTCCTTCTGCATTTGATGCGTCACCGACCGGGCCACAAACAATTTATAAAGTTGCAGGAGCTGTATGTAACTCTGTAAGTATGGAGTTTGATATTGATGGAATTCTTACTCTTGATTGGAGTGGTCTAGGCTCTCTAATTACACAAGAACTTTCAATGCCCGCCGTAGTAACTACAGGTAACTGGTACGATTATATTATTGAAGATGGTATTGCTCATAGCAATAATAACTTCATTCGTAATCGACTATCAACTCTTGAAATTACTACAACTGCAAACAGTCTTCCTTATAGTTTTTCTTCTTTCGAACTAACTCTCACAGGAGGAAACATTACTTTCGAGAATAATCTCACTTATCTTACTCCTGAAGAATTATGTGTAGTAAACCAGCCTCTTGGTAATGTTACAGGTGTTCGAAATGTTTCTGGAAGCTTTACTTGCTACTTGAATGCCGGCACCACAACAAGCGGTGCAGGTACCAGCGCGGATCTGTTCGATGATTTGGCTAGCGCTGTGTCAGTTGTTAATAACTCTACAGACCTACTATTCAGTATTGGTGGAGCATCAACTCCAAAGTTGGTTGTAGATATTCCGACTGCTCACTTGGAGATTCCTGCACACCAGATCGAAGATATTATTAGCTTGGAAATGAATTTCCACGCGCTTCCGAGTACAATTGATAATACAGACGAAGCTACTGTTATATACCATAACGCATAATAAAATACTTTACTACTTTGAAACGGGCTTCGGCCCGTTTTTTCTATTCACCTTCAAAAAATAATTCTTGACAAAATATCTTGAATAGAGTAATATAACCATATTATGAGGAGATAAAAATGCCGGCCTTTAACTTTCAAAAGAATACCAAACTTGCTTTGGTTCTTCCCGGCACTCAAGTTTACGAAGTCTACCCAGAAAATGGAATATCTTTTGGGCAAACTTTTACCGAGGACTCCTCTCCAGTTAATACAGTACAAGCTCCTCAGCAGAGTGCACTACACTTTCCTCAGTATTTTGAAAGATCAACGATTGTTAAAGCAAATCCAGCATCTTTTTCATTTACTGTGAATTTGGCAAAGGAGAGTACTAATAGTGCTAAGGTTTTATTTGATAGAGCAATATTTCATGATGTTTTTCATCTATACTTTATAGCAGATGAGAGTACATTTAAATTAGAAAACTGCGTAATC